GGTCGGTCAGCGCCAGCACCAGGGCCAATGCGCCCAGCACGCCCAGGACACGGCCGTGCTGGCGGGCGGAAAAGTGACCAGCGAAAGCGTGGGAAAATGGAGCCGCAGCATCCAGCAGGATGACGAACGATCCGGCAGCTTCGAGCGCCGCTGCCTGCGTATCGCCGCCCAATATATCCCCATCCGCAGCGGGCTGCTGTACCGGGGGGTGAGCGGATGCTGACGCCGAATGCGAGCTGCACGCTGTACCTGCAGACCGGGCCGTACCGGTTCAGGCGCATCTTCTGCCCTGCTGTATTCTGGCAGGAGGACGCCGACGGCACATCCGTCATCATCTCGGAAGATCTTCCGGAGCAGTACAAGGGCGAAAAACGGGAGCATGATTTCATCGTCCGTGGCGAGCGTCTGGGCGAGGTAACGGACACGGAGAGTAAAAAAGCGCTGCTTGCGGACAAGCCCCTGACCATCAAAAACCTTGTGCACTGTGCATTCGGCGGCCTGCCTCATTGTGAGGTGACGACGGAATGAGCATGCTGGAGCTTGACGTCAAGCTGCCGGAACTGGACGGCCTCGTGAAAGACCTGGGGCTTGAAGAAGGCGGACGCGCCCAGCAGCATCTTGTGAAAAATGTTGCACGGCGCATCACCAAGTATGTGCCCAAGCGCACATACAGCAGCATTGAGAACGCCATCGCCCAGGGCCAGGAGCCAGCCAACGGCCGCATCGTCATCCGCGGCCCACAGGTCAAGTATCTGTATTTCGGGAAAGTCATGGCCGGGCGCAAGCCGAAACACGTTACAAACAAAGATATCCGGTACACCACTACGTTTAACCGCCTTGCCGGTCCTTTCTGGCTTGAGCGCCTCATGGCCGCCGAAAAGGACCGGATCATTGAGGATGAACGCCGGAACATTTTAGGAGGCCCATAATGGCTATTTTAAACGATATCCGCGCCCTGTTCGCACAGTGCCCCGCGCTGAAAGATCTGGAGGCACGCACCGACCAGCTGGAGACGGACGCCGAGGGGTACGGGATCTTCCCGGCCGGTTCTGCCATCATCGAACAGGATATGTGCGGAGCGGCCACCTGGCAATACAACTTCATCATTGCCGCCACCCGTATGACGGCTGATGACATCATGCGGCTGGATAACTGCAACTTCACAGAAGAGTTACAGGACTGGGTCCAGCAGCAAAACCGCAAGGGCGTCCCTCTTTCCGGGGACGGCCTTTCTTTTGTCTCAATTTCCGCCTCAAACGGAGCCTTTACAGACTGGGACGAAAATTTCCAATATGGTGTCTACAAAATTCAGGGCACCCTGATCTATGAAAAGGAGTGACGAAGCATGCCTGGAACATATATTACCCCCATGACATGGAACCGCCGCTGGTGGATCGACCTCAGCGCAAACGATTCGCCCCAATGGGCGGAGGTTTCCGTCGGCATCACATCCCGCGGCAACAGCATCAACGAACAAAGCCAGGAATACTACGACATGGCGGGCCGGGGCGTGGCCGAAAGCGAGGTCACGGGCGTGAGCGTGTCCCGTACCTTCACCGGTTTCCGCAGGTTTGGCGACGCTGCGCAGGACGCCATCATGGACCGCCTGTACGACCTCGACAACCGGAAAGTCAAGTTCATTGAGTGCTACGACAATTTGGGCAGCGGCAAGCCCAACGGCCGTCAGGGAGAGGGCGTGCTGTCCATCACGGACGATGGGTCCGGCGACGCCCAAAACCGCGAAAACATCAGCTTCGGCCTCAAGATCCTGGGCACTCCCCAAAAGGGAACTGTCACCATCGGTGAGGACGGCACGCCCACGTTTTCGCCGCAGGCCGCAGAGGCAAAGGCGGCGTCGAAATGAGCGCGGGGTTTGAGTTTGCCAAAAAGCACGAGATCACCATTTGCGGCCGTGCATACCCGTGCGATATCTCGGACAAACGGATGCTGGAGGGCGTCACGCGGGATTTTCCCCGCGTGATTCAGGCCGCGCAGGCATTCTGTGCGATGGACGCCAAACTGAAGCCCGGCGGGCAGGACGGACGGAGCGCGGACACCATGGCACAGGAGGCGCTGAAAAAATTTTCGGACGCCGTAGCCATGTGCCGCGCCTTCATCGAGGGTACGCTGGGCGTTGAAGAATACCGGGAGATCTTCGGCGGCCGCCCGGAGAACGTCAACGAACACATCAGCCTCTGTGCGTACATTTACGGCGAGGTCATGGGAGGACGCCGGGAGGTTGTGGAGCAGTTCCTGATCCCGGAGCTGAAGGAGGCGGTTACAAATGTATCCGGTGATGCTGGAGCTGCCGGACCAGATCCTGGGCCGAAAGGTGCCGACGGACTGGGCCTGGTGGATGAAGTATGTGGGAACGGTGCTGGCGTCTGACCTGACGCCGGAAGAACAGTTCGACGTTATCCTGCTCAATACATTCCGTGAAATACCGCAGAACGAAGCTGGGCACTTCCAGGGAGTGCTCGACTTCTATTTTTGCGGCGATCCGCCCCGCGGGGATGAACCGGCCCCGCCGGAACGGCTCCTGGACTGGAAAAAAGACGCGCTGCGCATCTGGGGGGATTTCCGCGTGTACGCGGGCATCGACCTTTTCACAGCGCGTATGCACTGGTGGCAGTTCATGGCCGTTTTCCGCAGCCTGCCGCCTGAGAGCCAGATCAAGAACGCGATCTATTACCGCAGCGTGGATATGCGCAGGATATCCGACCCCAAAGAGCGGGAGCGGTATGCGGACATCAAGCGCGCTGTGGCGCTGGACCCGGTAGATTACGAGGCCGAATACGACGCGGCCATGGCAAGGAGGGATATGTGTGCCGGCAACAGCTTCGGATGATGGCGTCGTCCTCGGCCTGAAGTTTGACATCAGCCGTGTGAAGCAGACGCTGGATCAGGTCAAAAATATGGTGCGGGACATGGCCGCGGATTCCGCGAAAGCCGTGTCCAAAACAGATGACACACTGGAAAAAGCACGAAAAAATGCTGAAAAGTGGAAGATCGAACCAAGTACAAAGGGCATCGAGGCTGCGCAGAAAGAGCTGGATATCCTCAACGCTACGATCGTGAACCAGCAGAATGAGCTTTCCAACTGTGAGCGGGAGCACGAGCGCCTGGCCGATAAATACGGCGAGACCAGCAGCCAGGCTCTGAAGCTGGAAAAACGCATGCTGAGCCTTCAGGCCTCGATCGAGAAAAACACAAAAAAATCCGATGATTTCGGTGCGGCTTTGGCGGACGCACAGGACGTTATGGATGCTGCATCCGGTTCCGCTGAAGACCTTGAGAAAAACGCCAAAGGCGCGGGCAAGGGTATGGAGGACGGCGGCAAGGGCGCAAAGACATTCGATGTGGCCCTGGGCACGCTGGCCGGCAATGCGCTGAGCGCGGTGATCGGCAAGTGTGGCGAACTGATGGAGCAGACCAAGGAGCTGCGGCGCGACCTTTCGTTCCTGGAGCAAAACGCCAGGGACGCCGGCATGGGCATGGAACAGCTGCACAACAAGGCCGGCGAGCTGTATGCCGTCACGGGCGACACCAATGAAGTGGTGGAGGCGCTGTCCAACATCCTTGCCACCGGGTTCGACGATGCGGACAAGGCGTATGAGGCCGTTGACTTGCTGGCGGGCGCGGTCGTCAAGTTCCCGGAAACCATGAAAATTGAATCCCTGGCCGATTCCCTGCAGGAGACCATCGCCACTGGCGAGGCCACGGGCCAGTTCTCCGAGCTGCTGGGCCGCCTGGGCGTGGATGTGGATAAGTTCAACGAACGCCTGGGCCGGACACGATCCGAGGCCAGCCGCCAGAACCTTGCTTTGCAGACGCTGCGCAAGGAAGGGCTGGACGAACTGTGGGAAAGCTACAAGACCGGGAACTCCGATATGATCGAGGCCGAGAAGGCCAACTACAACCTGCAGCTGCGGTATGTGGAGCTGGCAAAAAGCATCGAGCCCATCGAGACGAAAATTAAGACGACGTTCGCTCAGGTGCTGCTGGACCACGAAGACCAGATACTGGCCATCGTGGACGCGGCAGGCGACATCATCGGCGTAGGCGCGGACGTCATCGGGTTCCTGTCGGAGCTGAATCCGGCAGTGGTGCTCGTCAGCGGCGGGCTTGCGCTGATCGCCGTAAAGGCGGCGGCCCCCACCTCTCCCTAAAATCTCAACATCGTTTTTTTTAACTAAAAAAAAATGCCTTCAAGTGCAGTGATTTGGAC